GCAGGATGAAATAAAGCGGATGAATGACAAGTTGGACACGGCATTGTCCGCATTGAATAATCACCAGCTTGAGGTGGCAAACTCATATGTCCGGCAGGGAGATTGCCATTCATGCCGTAACGCATGCGAAGCGCGAGTCGCAAAAGAGTATGACCGCGTTTACAAAATGTTGGAATCACTCGGCCATAAAATTGACAAATTGAATGAACGGGTTGAAATCCGCATTGATAAAAACGGCGGAGAATTTAAACAGTAGCTGACTGGAATTTTTCCACGACACGCGATAACAGAAAACAGAAGAATCAGAGGCGGTGCATAACCCCGACCGCCTATCGGCCCCACCGTGGGCGTAAAGGATAAACAGACAGCGGTTTTTAAAGTGGGCGGTTTTGGTGACGACAACCAGCCGCCCCGCCCTTAGCAGGGTTCCAATGGTCGGGTGGCTCCCCGCAACCGGATACGCTTCCGGTGGTCTGATAATTCTCTGATTCGTAGCGGCTCATGATTTTTTAACGGGGTTTTTATATTTTTGTGTGAGGTGGATGTTATGGCGGCAAAGGGCGGAAGACCAAGCGATTACACGGCACAAAAGGCTGTAAAAATCTGTGAACTTATTGCTAATGGGAAAACTATCAAGCAAATCAGCATGATGGACGGGATGCCGCATCCTTCCAATGTCTATCGGTGGTTGGCTAAGCATGAAGAGTTCCGCGAGATGTACGCGCGGGCAAAAGAACAGCAAATCGAAGTTCTTGTGGATGAAATGATTGCGATTGCAGACGACTGCCGCAGGGATGTTGAGGTGCGCATCGACAAGAACGGCAACGAGTATGAGGTCACAAACAACGAAGTTGTGCAGCGTGCAAAACTTATGATTGATACCCGCAAATGGCTTGCGGCAAAGCTCATGCCGAGAAAGTACGGCGACCGGCAGACAATCGAACACGAGGGCAATATCACCATTGACGCGGTATTGCAGCGAGGCAGAGAGCGTGCAGCCAAGCGCGAGAAGCCGGAGGAGTAGAGTTGTCTCAGGCTCATGCAGACATGCTTCTGGCCGAACAGGTTTCGGAGTTTTACGGCGACCCGCTGGGATTCGTCCTTTTTGCGTTCCCGTGGGGCGAGAAGGGCCGCCCGCTTGAGGGTTTTCAGGGGCCGCGCAAGTGGCAGTGGGAATACCTTGAAGAGCTGGGCGAGGAAGTTCGGGCGAGGGGATTCGATGGAATCAACCCAGTTGAGCCTATCCAAATGGCGCGCTCATCCGGTCACGGTATCGGCAAGAGCGCGCTTTCTTCTTGGCTGATTCTGTGGCTTATGTCTACGCGGCCGCATTGCAAGGGTGTTGTGACGGCTAACACATCGGACCAGCTTAAGACGAAAACTTGGGCAGAGCTTGGCAAGTGGCGCAAGATGTGCGCTACCGGACATTGGTTTGTCTACAACGCCAGCAAGGGCAACATGAATCTGTTGCACGCTCAGCATCCTGAAACATGGCGATGTGATGCCCAGACGTGCCGCGAGGAAAACAGCGAATCATTCGCCGGTCTGCACGCAGTGTCTTCAACCCCGTTCTATCTGTTCGACGAGGCGTCGGCCATTCCGGATAAAATTTGGGAGGTGTCCGACGGCGGCTTGACTGACGGGGAGCCTATGCGGTTTGCGTTTGGGAACCCGACGCGAAACACTGGGCGATTCCGTGAATGTTTCGGCAGGCTTCGGCATCGTTGGAATACCGGCAAAATTGACAGCCGGACGGTTGCAGGCACGAACAAGAACCTCATGGCGCAGTGGGTTGAGGACTACGGCGAGGATTCGGACTTTGTGCGCGTCCGTGTCCGTGGCGAGTTCCCGCGCGCCGGTTCGCAGCAGTATTTCCCCATCGACCTCGTGGAAAGGTGCATGGATACCTGCTACACGCCGGACGTGTACGAGGATTCTCCGCGTATCATCGGCGTTGACGTGGCGCGCTTCGGCCATGATGAAAGCGTCGTTGTCCGCAGGCAGGGGCGGAAGTTCTTCCCGTACAAAGCATATCGCAACCTCGACTTGATGACGCTGGCAAACATCGTTGCGCGTGAGGCGAGGGAGTTTGAGCCTGACGCGATATTTGTTGACGGCGTTGGCGTTGGGGCCGGAGTAGTGGACCGGCTGCGGCAGCTTGGTTTTGACGTGATAGACGTGCAGTCCGGTGCGAAGGCTGAAGACAAGAAGCTGAAGAACAAGCGCATGGAAATGTTCGCGCGGCTCAAGCAGGCAATGCAGGAAGGGCTTGAAATCCCGCCCTGCAACCTCTTGAAGGAAGAATTTACCGGCATCGAGTACGATTTTACGCCGACTGATGTTCAGTTCCTGACACCAAAAGACGCGATGGAGCATTCGCCGGACAAGGCTGACGCTCACGCTCTGACGTATGCTGAAATTGTCATGCGTCATGTCCACCGCGATGAGCCTGAAAACTACGCAAACGCGGACTATGACCCGCTGGGGCACTACCGATGAAGTGGGGAGTATTTCCTATCCTTGATGATTCCGGCAGCGTCGAGGCTGTTCACATTATGCCGATAGACAGCGATGGATTCCCGCGTGCAGGCTATGAGTTCTCGCCCTACGCAATGACCATTCAGGACGTTATCAGAGAGGCAGATTGTGCTCCGGTTTATGTGCATGGGTGGATTCAATGAATATCAGATTGCGCCATATCGTAGAACTGACGATTGATGAGGTTATGGCCTGCTACGCAGCAGCAGAAAGGAACGGCGTTGCGGCTGTGACGTTTTATGACGGGGCGATAAAGAGCGCGGCAGCGTTTTATCTTTTTCTGCGTGATTGCGACGCTTGGTTTGTCCGGCTGGATGACGAGCGCGGGAAACCTGCTGGCTGTTTCTGGCTCAACGGCTATCAAGGCAAGACGGCGGCAATTCACTTCATGACGTTCCATGACAGCGGCGTTGACCCGCTTTTGTTGGGCCGACTCTCGCTGCGATACGTTTTCAAAAACACAGACCTTGCATCATTGTGGGGTTGCACTCCTCGACCGTACAGGCACGCGCTCCGCTATGTCGGCCACCTTGGTTTTAAAGTGCTTGGACAAATACCGGCAGCTTGCTTTATTGAGCGGAAGAACAAACACGTTGACGGGGTTATATCCGTCATCGAAGCAGGAGAATACCGACATGGCTAAAGTTATCACCCGTATCGTTCTGGATATGCAGACAGGCGCGACGCTGGAAGAAGAAAGTTTTGAATATTCTGGCGATTGGGCTTTGTGTGGTGGCGGCGGTGGCGGGAAGAGCAAGCCCAGCGCACCGCCTCCGCCTGAGCCTGAGCCGTTGCCCGAATCAGAGAAAGAAGCCGAAGCAGCAAGCGTGCGGGACACTGAGCGCAACAAGTTGAAAAGGCAACGCGGATTTGCGGGAACCATACTGACAAGCCCGCTTGGTGTTTCCGGCGCGCAAATGTCCGGCTCCTCAACGCTACTCGGCAAGATGGGGGGCTAACCCATGAACAAGGCATCAAAGCGGCTCACGGACGCGCTTGCTATTGTCAAGAATCTTGAGGCAAAGCGACTGCCGCACGATGAGCGAAAACAGACCATTGCCAAGTGGATACTGCCGCACCGTGGGCAGTGGCGGGGGCATGATTGCGTTGAAACTCTGGTTGAAAGTGACAAGCTGATTCTGAATCACTCCGCATCAATGTCGCTCAAGCGTGCAGCGGCTGGGATGACTTCGGGCATGACTCCGGACGGTCAGCCGTGGTTTAAGCTCAATTTCAAGAACCCCGCACAGGGGGAGATTACAGGCGCGCGGGAATGGCTCGATTTCATCGAACAGACAATTTACTCGCTGCTCGCTGATGGCGGTTTCAACCAGACGATACAGTTTTTCAATCAGGAACTGCTCGGTTTTGGCGATGCCCTGCTTTTTGCGGACAGTTCCAGAACCTCGTTGCTGAGATTCTCAACGGTCACATGCGGGAGCTTTTGCGTTGCCGTTGACGAGGATGGCGAGCTTGATACCGTTGTCCATTTTATGCGTCGCACTCCGCAGCAGCTTGCCAAAAAGTACGGCAAGGAGAAGCTGAGCCAGCGGACTATGGAACGCCTGAGGAATAACGAGTATGAGCCTGTGGAGATTGTCCACCTTGTGCGGCCCCGCGAGTTCTACGACCCGCGAAAAATTGACAACCAGAACATGCCGTATGAGGCAATCACGTTTGAATACCCGACAACTGAAAACGAGGTTAAAGACGTGTTGCGCGTGTCCGGCTATCATGAAATGCCGTACTTTTTCGCAACGTGGGACAGAACGAGCGTTGATGTTGTCTATGGTGTCGGGTGTGGGCATCCTGCTGTTGGGCTTGCACAGTCGTTGCAGGAAATGGAACGGCAGAAACTCATACTGGTGCAGAAACTCACATCGCCGCCCATGCGCAAGCCCGCCTCGTTTAAAAGCCGCCTGCGCACTGCTCCCGATGCTGAAAACCCCGTTTCGTCGTCCGACCCCAACGGAATAGCACCGCTGTACGAGGTTCATCCTTCGGCAATTGCTCCCGTAGCAAATGAAATTGCATTGACTGAACAGCGCATTGCAAGCATCACGCTTGCCGACCTGTTCCATGATTTGCCCGCTGACATGCGCCCTGCTGATATG